TCGATGATCTATTAAAATCCTTTTCAGGTCTGTGCCGTCAGGTATTCCAAGTGATTTACCCTGAGATCTAAAAGGCATCAGACGGCACATAGCATAAGGATTGTTCATGACTCCTTTGGTCGCCACTGATTTATTATTGGTGTTGCGTTGTCGACTCACATTACTACGTTTAGGTGTGGTGTTGTTTCGATTTAATTTTCGATTTTGATTAGCTAATTTTCGTAATCTTGGTGGGAGTCTGCGTCGAAACCTGCGTCTGCGTATCGCTCCATTGTTATTGATTACAAAACTGTTTTTCGTTGATTTAGGTTGCGGTGGATTCGCGGTATTGTTAGTAGACATATTTGCAGTGATTATTTACAAAATTTTAATTACAAAAGGTCATTATCTCTGTGCGACGGGTATAATTTCCATACGTCTGCTAATCATGTCTTTCATGCGTCTCGGGTCTTTAGCTTCACTGTTTAAAAATCCGAATAATATTTTAATTTCATCCGGTGATGGAACGTAGTCAAATAACTTGGTGTAGTTGTAGTACTGATTGGTCAGTGCACACACTTCGTCTAATGTGTTCTGATCAGGGATCATCTCTAAACCATTTCTAAGTGAGATAATGGTTTCGCTATATTGATCGGGCGTTGCGTATATTTTGGATAAATATTTTGCCACTCGACGTAGTGGGTCGGGTGCTACGGCGTGATCACAAATGAATTTCCCTGCAAATTCAATAACTGGTGGTTTTTCGTCTTTCAGTAATAATTTGTTCTTGTTCAGCCATTCTTCATTTGTGAATTTAATGTCGAGCCCCTCCAACGCTGAGTCATCCCCTGTGAATACTGCAATTACCAATAGGACCCAATCGTACACAGTGGCTATATTGCACATGTTATAAAAAGTGTTTCTAAACCATGTTTCGAAAGTACCCGAGTGAAATTTTAATTCACCTATTAATCTAATGAAATCGGTGTACATGACCCAAGAATCACTATGGTCACGTAGTCTGGCGACTAGTTGAGGAGGCATACCTAGGATAACATACAAGACTGACGTCAATATATAGGCCATGACACCCTGCGTAGAGTCGAATTCGGTGAAATCGCCAGCAGCCTTATCTAATTTCTTGATCCCATGTTTTTCTCGAAATTTATTTTTGATCTCACCAAGTTTAGCAGAGAATTCAGCATCAGTCATGTTCGCTGCCATTATCACGTTGTCATTTAATACCGTAGGTATCAATTGCGCAGCTAATCGCCCAAAAGCCGCGTACATGACATTGATGTTTTTCATGTAGGCCGCTACACCTTGTGAGACTTTTCTAAAATCATATGCTTTCGTCTGTAATTTGGCTTTCACCTGTTTCTTCGGAAAGAAGCTTACCCAAAAATCTCTCGATTCAGTGATCAACTTGTCGTATTCTTCTCTTGACATCTGTTTGGCATCTATAGATCTTAACGCTTCAGAGTGGTGATATTCGTACATGCCATCTCTCACTGCTGATCTTCTCAGATGCTTCAACCAAACTAGTGTCTTGTGATCTAACAAGTTTAACACTTCCATGGTTAGGTTGTCGTCAAATTGTAGTGGTATATCAATGTCGGGTAAGTCGTCACGAGTAAATTTTGAAAAATTGTTTAACATAGTAGCAACGTCATTAATTGCTAGTCTCTGAGATGTGCGTTTTGTGTTTTTACAGTATCTCCCGCTCAGAGATCCGACAGCCGTGAG